TATTGGTTTTGAATCGTGGAAAAGTGCGCCTCCACGAACGACGCCCGCCGATTCTGACGGAACGGAAAATTGTGTGCCTTGTGAACCAGCCGACACCATAGAGTTTCATCCATGCTAAGAACAGCTTATCGGCTTGCTTGCGTGTAATCTTGCACGGGCGTATCTTGTAAAGCCAGTCGTGCAGAATGCCCGCGAAAATGTAGCTTGGTGACTTGCTAAACACGCTCTGGAAGATGCGAGGTATGCTCAGTCCATCACTGATGAAGTTGGACGGCACCACCACCAGGCTCTCACCATTGTCAAATGCCATTGGCTCGCAAGCATAATACACACGCTCGCCGAGTTGCTCGTCGAAGTATGTGTGGAGCTCTGGTTGTGGTAGTTTCATTAGATTGTTATCCCCCACTTGTCAGCAAGGTAGGTTTCGACTGCTTCTCTGTCTGCGGTTGATAGCTCGCTGTCATACACGATAATTTCGCAGACGTCTCCATTATAGTTTCCACCTGTGCCAGACTCGCCCACAACATATGATGCGCTCCTGTCAGAAAACGAACCATCTGTGCCACTTGTGCGTGTCACACTAGCTCCATCCAACCACATGGATACAGCAGCGTATAGGTCGCCTGTCGCCGATTGGGTTAGGCTGATAATGCTTGCAGACGTTGTGGAGGCAGGTGTTGAGCTAACCCATTTTAAGGTATTTACCCTATATCCGACTTCAACACTGACAGCTCCACCTTGCCCCGCTGATGCGCCAGAGTTAGTATATAAGCAAAACGGGAAATCATTGCCAGTCACGTCTGCCGCCACTACAACAAACACAGTCTTGTCGTCTGTCTGCCTCGCTGTGAGATCAGAAGCACCAAGCAACTCATCACCGCCACCATCAAAGTCTATTGTGTCTAACCCATTCACCTCCGACACCCTGCGATCGGGTCGAAAGCTACTATTAGTCTGTATCGCATGATTAGCGTTTCCGCTCTTATCTTCCCATCGTGCCACTTTAGCGTCATCTGCTGGGGTGCTACCTCCTGTGGTTGCGTCAAACAAGGTGCTTGAATCGCTTGCATCCAGCCAAAGATCCAAGCCAGCGATGTCGGTTGGGTCGGTGAAACCAGCACCAGCGAAGCGATATGGGTTAATTATATTCATTTAGCTGTGAAAGAGATTGTAACAATGTAAACCATACGCCACAGCGTCAGCGCGGAACTGCGTCACGGTGAGCGGATGAGATACGCCAAAGCAATCTTTAATCGCCACCATGTCGCCGTCTGCCATGCCTGCCTCATTCAGCAATGTCATCATGTTGGAGAACGCTGCTTGTGATTGCAAGTCTGTCGCCATCTTAATGCCTCCGTCTGTCTCATAATGCTCTGGTGTGCGTGCGTCAATCTCAGCCTGTGTGAGTGCTGTCACGCTCCAGCCTTGCGTCGCTGTGCCTGCCTGCGCGTCGTAGACGATAGCAGCTTTCTCAAGCTTCTCCGTCCATTGGTCGAATGTTGGCTTGTCTGCCCGCACCTCCTCAAGAAGCGCAACGTCTGCGTCTAGCTCCTGTGGTGTGCTTACCCCGTCAGCCGTGGGCCATGGTCGCCCTGTGGCGATAACTGTCTGCGTTGCTGTGTTGTAATATGTGTATCTTGCCATGATTCTATGCTGTAATGTCGCCGATGAGATAAACTTTCAAGCCGTTAGCTGTGCCGTCGTCGATGCTGTCAACGTCGATGGTTAGCGCGTCGCCCTTTGTAAGCTGGTAGTTGCTCGCCGCGCCTGTGAAGGTGCTTGTCTCGGCGTTGTTCGCACCTGCGCTGATTGAGACAACTGCGTTGAGTATTGTCACGCCCTCGTCTTCAACGTCGATAGTGATTGCGCTTGTGCCACCTGCTGTGCCAACGCTGGCATACACTCGCTTCACGTTCATGCTCACAGGCATATCCGTGGCGATCTTTTGCCCTGTGGTCAATGCGCTTGTCTCGTCTGATAGTGCGAAGCCCATGACGCTCTGAACGCCTAAGTTGGTTCGTGCTGTTGCTGCGTCGCTTGCTCCTGTGCCTCCGTTTGCAACTGGCAAGTCTCCAGTTACCTCGCTGGTTAAGTCAACATCATGCAGTGTGAGCTGTTGGTTAGCGTTCTTTGTGATGTAGTTTGGAGATCCTGCAAGAGTAACTGCATCGTGATCTCTGTCACCAACATCTACGCCGTCAACTGTGCCTGTTACTGTGATGTCGCCTGCAACCTCGAGGCTTACATTGTTTATGAGTTTTAAAGCATCCCCTGTCTGGCGTGAAACTATTGTGTTTGTTCCATCAACAACAACGGCGGTTTCGATTAAACCATCTTCTGTGCCATTCGTAACATCCGATGTCTTGCCTGTAATCTTGGCATACAACTGATTGCCACCAGTATCATTTTTGCCGTCAAATCTAATTTGCCCAAGGTAGTCTCCATCTGCAGGAGATGCGCTATCTCTCTTAAGAGACAATTCTGGAGATGCACCCGAACCAGTATCTAAGCTACAAATCTGGGTGTTGCCCTCAACATAAAAATCAGTGCCACTCCACGTAAAGTTTGCATCACCCTCAATCGTTCCGTCACCAGTCCAGACACCAACTTGGTTGTCCACTGGTGTGCCGACTTTGGTGACGTCACCACCGCCTGGTCCTCCGCCTGTTGATGCCTCCCATGCTGCATTGCCAGCGCCGTCTGATGTGAGAACGTATCCATCCACGCTTGCCTCTGCGTCTATGTCGCTGGCTGTGTGCGTGTGTGCCGTTGGCGTGCGTGCGTCGCTTGAGCTGTCGAGTGTTGCATCGCCCACAATGGCGTTGAGCTCTGCCAGCGTGTCGATGTCTGCCGATTGCAGTGCTGAGTTTGCCAGCGTGCCCTGTGCTGACGTTGCGTAGTCTGTTGCATCTGTGGTCGCCGCTGTGCCAAGTCCGAGGTTGGTGCGTGCTGTTGGGATGTCTGCTAAGTCGGAAAGGTTGGCTGTGCTGAGTAAGTCACCTGTGCCCGATACAGTTGAAGGTGCCCACTCTGTGCCGTTCCACGTTGGAATCTGCCCAACTGCTGCACCGCTCTGATTGATGTGATCCAAGTCAATGGTGGCGTATCCTGGCAATGGTGTGGTGCTTGGCACTGTGTCCGGAATCACATCTTGTGATACTGTGACAGACACTTGCAGAACTGTCTCGCCGGCAACGTCAGCCGTCGTCCAGCGAACGATCTCCATGGTTGCCTCGACGCTTGTCTCACCGTCCAGCAATGTCAGAATCTCCTCAACGTGTAAATCAAGCGTGCCTGTCTTGCCTACTCTGCTGGTGATGTTGTCAAGGTTGACGGTAATCGCGCCAACGTCTGCAAGCGATGATGCAAACTCAACATTGAAGTCTGTCGAGCTTCCTGTGATTGATACGCTGTCGGCTGTGATGCTGGCTAGTCCCTCAAGTTCGCATTTGATCGTGTCCAGCGATGCGTCAAGCGCGATGCTGTTCGTTGTCTCGCCTGCGATAGTCAGCGTATAGTTGCCAGCAAGTGCGTCAAGTATCTGCACACGCTGAAGCTCGTTGGTCGTGTTAAGCACGCCAGCGCGAATCTCTGTGATTGTTGCGCTTGCGCTTGCTAAGTCGTCGGTCAGCTCAATGTATGCGCTTGGTGTTGCGTCTGCCAAGCTACCAACGCCAACGCGTATGCTTTGCCCTGTAAGCGTGACAGCACGCCAAGGGTTGTCAGCGTCGTTATGGTTCGGCTCAACCAGTTGCACGTTGACCGTTGGTTGGTCGCCGAATACTGGTGCAGGTGGCGCGCCAGCTTCGGTGCTGTCAAAGCCCGCAACAAGTCTGCGGTTCTCGATGTCGATTATAAGGTTATAGTCCATTAGGTTGTTAAGAGTTTTTGACGGTATTCAGCCACGTTTTCAAGGATTTGTCTGGAAGATTTTTTCATATATGCCTCACCCTTTTCCCGCAATTTGTGAAGGGCGCCCCATGTGTTGCACCTGTATGTTGTGGCCTTGCGTTGCAAATAATGAAACTTGCCCCTCGAAGCCAACATTCCACGCAGAGCTGAGTCGCCCCATGCCATATCAAAGAACCATTGTGGCATTGGGAACACGTCATCCTTTTTGAAGACGATGCTTGAGTTGGCTGCAAATGAGGGTGTTGTTATGACGTCATCACCATGCCAGTCTTTTTGTGTGCGACAGTAGTTGCTCTCGAATCGTTTGTCAAAATACCCATGATACTCAATTTCTGCTTGTGTCACACTTGCAGAATAGCCCTTGTTTTTTTCAAGGAACGAAACTTGATCTTGCAACTTGTGTTTACAGTTCCAAAAGTCATCGCCGTCCATTAGTGCTATGTATTCACCTTTAGCCAATGCCAATGATCTGGAAAGGTTGTGCTTGCCTCCAATTCTCTTGCTGGAGTATGCAACACGGATATTGTCGTAAAATTTGGCATATTGCAGAGCACCGTCCAGCGTTCTGTCATCGCTCACATCGACACCAATCACAATCTCGTATTTGAAATTGGTTTTTTGCGCAAGTGCAGAGTCTATCGCGTCAGCCAGCCAACGCTGGTGATTATAGGCGATGATGACGATGCTGGCTTTCATCTTAGTAGTATTCTGTTGCGTTAGTGGTTTGAACTGTTTGAACACTTGCGACCCAGTTGATGTTCTCGCCCGTGTTACCGACCGCTTGTAGTCTTAGGCTTGTGCCTGTTGCTGATATAGTGACGTTCCATGCGGCATCGTCTTCATGTATTGCGGTAACTGTTGAAGCAAGCAACAATATGCCATTGGCGTCTTCATACTCAACTAAGCCCTCGATCTTATACCCAGCGCAGTCTTGTGTGGTGCCTCTGCGTGCAACCACTGTGCCAGTAAATGCCCATGTAGTGTCTGCTGACATTGTCATCTCTGCACTTGCCCCGTCAAGCGTCATGGTGACTGGTGTTGTGCTTGTTGTCTGGCATCGTAGAACGTAGCTGGCTGCTTGAGCGTCGCCCGCGGTAGAAAAATTGCCGTTGCGCTGAATGGTGGAGTTTGTGGTGCTTACAACGTCACCGGTGCCATTGGGTGATAGTTCCAGATTGTTATTGGATAGCGTCACAATAGCGTTACCGTTCGTGTCTAGGTCACCTCCTAGCTGTGGCGTGGTGTCGTTAATAACATCACCGCCAGCAACTGCCTGCCATGAGCAAGTGCCATCGCCGTCTTCACGTAAATACTTTGTGCCACCAGTCTCACCTGTGGAAAGAATGGCTGTGCCTTCTGGTGTGCCGCTTGGAGCGGCTACCCATGAGCAAGTATTGTCACCATCGGCTTGCAGTAGCTTGCCGACTGTTTCACCTGTTGAAAGAATCGCTGTGCCCTCTGGTGTGCCTCCACCGCTCAAGTCTGCGATGCTTTGAGCTGTTACCGTCTTGAGGTTGTCACTGTCGTCAACGTCTTGCACTAGCACCTTGTCTGTGCCCGCTACGGTGACGCCCGTGAGAGTAGCTCCGTCAAGAGCTGCTGTGACGTTGGTTTCATCTGTTACATCTGCAAGGGCTTCGATGCCGTCAAGCTTCGTCTCGTCAGCATCAGTGAACGCATTGGTGTCTGCGTTCGCTTCGTATGCCACCTTGATGCTAGCGTTGTCTAAATCCTTATTCACGACCGTCCAGTCGGCATCAGTGGCTGGGCTGTCTGTCTCTGCGATGATAACGTCGCCAATCTCGAGGGCTGTTGTCCAGTATGATGCGGCACCAGAGCCGGCAACGGTGACAGTGTAAGTGTCGCCAGTCTCGGCTGTGCCACTTGGGTCGGCACTTGCGTCGTATGCACCTTTGTATTCCATCACACTGCCAAGCCCGCTGATCTGTGTGTCAACGTATGCTTTGACAGATTGCTGGCTTGCCACCTTCTCAGCGTCGTTGGATGCCATTGTGTCGTCATCGAGGAACCAGGCATTACCCACCAGGCTGGTGTCAGCGTTGAGCGTTGTGGCTGTGCCTAAGTCGGTAATATCGCTCTCTGTGTGCGTGTGTGATGCTGCCGCGTATGATGGGAATGGTGTGGCACTTGCTGGCGTGTCTGGAATCACATCCTGCCTGCAGGTGATATTGCCTTGATAAACTGTGTCGCTGGTGCTGTTGCCTGTGTTGTATTTTACAATCTCAAGCGTCGCTGTCGTGCTTGATGCGCCTCCTAAGAGCTCAAGAAACTGATTGGTGTTGAGGTCAATGCTTCCAGTCTTGCCGATGGCTCCTGTGAGGTTGGCAACGTCAATCGTTGCTGTGCCTACGTTGCCCAAGCTGGATGCAAATTGTATGGTGAAATCTAAGCTTGAACCAGTCACTGTCACGTTGCCTGCACCGATGCCTGTGATGCCCTCGATGGCTGTGGTGATGTCTGCAAGTGATGCGTCAACTGCGATGGCTGAGCTTGTGTTGCCTCCGATTGTGATTGCCCACGTGCCAAGGTAAGGATCGCCGTCGATCTCTACGCGTTGAAGCTCGCTGGTGGTGTCTGTCACGCCGTCTCGGACGACTGTCACCGTGGCTGATGGTGCAGCGATGTCTGTGGTAAGCTCAACATATGCGGCGTTGTCAACCTCAAGAGTTATCACCTGCACCTCGTTGGTGCTTCCATCGCCCGTGGTGGCTTCGTAGATGTATGCACTGGATGCGGGGAACAGACTGTCAGTCGTTGCTGTGATAATTGCTTGATCGCCTGTGCTGTCGAATGTTACTTGATAGCCAGCTGATACTTGTGAAACAGTGCAACCACCAGCCGTCACCATTGATGCTAATGCGTTGAGTGCTGTGTCAACCTCTGCCGCTGTGGCGTTGTAGTTGAGTGCTGTCGTCGTGTCACCGCTGAAGGTAAGTGTAAATGTTCCGCTTGTAGGGTCGCCACCTGGGTTGCCTATTGCCACACGGATGCTGGAGCCTGTCAAATCAACGTAGCGCCAAGGCAGGTCGACACCCTCATCATTGCTCTCAACGAATCGCACGTTGATGTCTGGCGTGTCACCAAAGACAGCAGATTCTGGCGTGCTTGTGCGCGTGCTTAAAAAGCTCGAAACTAGGCGCTTGTTCTCAACGTCAACAATGTAGTCCATACATTAATTATGGCGATTTCAACCATTCAAAAATTAATACGTCCACGACTCAATGCCGTCTATTTGTGACGCAGCGGAAATACTGATGCTTTCTCCATTTTGCCCGGTAGCAGTTGCATTCAAGGTGCTGGCATCAGCGGATCGTGTCCCATTGCCAATCGCAACCGCTTCGCATATTACTGGATATTCATCGCTGTTCGTGGTGTTCGTCAGCGTAGTGATTGCGATATCATAGTCTGAGGATGGATTCGTCCATGGGGCACTGCGGTCAGCATCTTCGTAACCACCAATACACACAGATGTGAAATTTCCCGTGCCAGCCCCTGCCTCTGCACCTACGGGCGCAAATCTTGCATTTGCGGATTGAATATAGCCAAGCCCATAACCGATGAACTCGTCATCGAGATACATTGCCTCGAAGTCGCTCAAGTGTATAACCGTGCCAATAGTGGCGGGCCCAATAAAAAATCCACTATCTGGGTCGGATTTGAGTCGCTTAAAAGAAACCCTGCAAACCCGCTTTTTGGGTTGAATATCATCACCCTCCCAATCATCACCCCCCTTGTATATTAAATCCGTGACGATTCGCTGATAGTTGTTTGCAGGTTCTTCTGTGTCCGTGGCGGTAATAGTAGATGCACCTTTGATGGTGTGCCAGTTGTAATGCAAATCAAACATTCGCGTCCTAGAGATTCTAATGGATTCGTTTCTTTGATCTTCGGTTGGTGTTCCACTGTCTTTGTTGATCGTGCCGAGTGTTGTCCAAATGTGGAAATCATCAACATCAACGCGCGGCAAGCACCGAACGAGACCAGATCCGCGTCTAGCTATCGCAGTGAATGGTTGAGCTGTTGGCATTAATGAGGAGTGAATGTTGTTAAGTCTTGCCCGTTGTAGCATATTGGAACAACAACCAGATGAGATGTTGCCATTTGTTGAACTTCTAGCGTGGAGTCGTCCTTGTCTACGATCTTCGCCAACGGATAAAATGTCGCGGTAACAACTGCAGGGTCACCTGTTTCTTCTGTTGCCTCCCAGTCGGCGAAATCAACGCCAGCTGGTTGCACTGTAAACTTAATCGTGGCAGGGTTTCCGTCTGCTGCGTATGTGTATTTGATGCACACGACATCATTCACATCCACGGGGCTGTTCTGCCCGACGGCTTGAGCGACACCATCCACGACCTGTGTGTCGAATGCTATCTCATTGACAGATAATAATCCGTCAAAGATGCGCCCCTCGAGTATGCGTGCAGTGTAATTGCCTGCATCACTTGACAGGGAAACGCGCCAGGGGTGGGTTGTGCCTGCCTTGCTCCTGCGCCTGCGCTTTGGCGTGTGTATCGCGCCGCTTGGTGTCTGTATGATGCCGGTGGTAAGCGCTTGCCTCGGTGATCGTTTGGCGACCTCCAGCTCTACGTCTGCAAATGATCCAAGGCGAAGACCTTGAAGCGGTGAGTTTCCGTTGTATTTTTTACTAGGCATTTTTAATCGTAGATTAGTGAACTAAATCCGTCTGGCCCGCTTCCAAGATACTGCTCGGTCACTTGAAAGAAACTTCCGACTTGGCGATATGGTGTATCGAGCAAGAGGAAATTTTTCACATCGCTTGGCACTCGAAGCTGTGACGAGTTGATGCCTCTGATGTATGGATAAATCCTCATTCTGTTTTTCAATGACGGTGCTTTATCCGTCCAGTATGAAAGCGTGATATTTGTGGACGCAGACAAGTAATACTCAGTGCCTAATATCTCTGAATCTGAATCTGGATCAATAAAACCAATAAAGGCTTTGTAGTCAGCCTCACCTTCGTCTGTCACAAACTTTGCCCCGTTTAGTGGTGCATTATATGTGCCTCCTATTTTAGTTTCAAAATCCGGATGCGTCTCTATCGGCTCTTGGTTTTGCCCACCACTATATGTGATCACTGGATCTGTTGTTGATGCCACCAAGCCGAAGAATGACGCCGTTGCCGTCACCAGACCGTTGCTGTTATATGTCCTGTTGATGTCGTAGCACTCAAGCCTGTCATCATCTGGATGCGGGTCGCCTAAGTCTGGCAACGATGAAATGTATGCCTTGTCGCATCTATAAACGATCTGCCCCTCAAGCGTGCCGTCGTTCTTCTCGCTGACGCTCCTATCTGGCTGCATGATGACGTTGCCATCAATGTCTCCTTTGTCCACTCTGCTCATGATTGTCTTGTTGTTGTAAGTTTATAGTTCTGGTGTCAGTAGCACTTCCTCGCCTCTGTTTTGATTCTCAATGGCTTGCTTGATGCCCTCTAAGACGGTGGTTTGCTTCTTGTTCTCGTTAAGCATCGGATCGTTGCCAAATGATGCAACGCCACCACCGCCACCAATGGCTGCCAGTGATGATGCAATGACGCCGGCTTGTGGGTCGCCAGGTTGTAAACCTTGCTCTAGTCCTTTAATCTCTGACTTGCGTCGCTCAATGTCGAGCTCGGCTTTGTTTCTGAATATCTCATCATCTTCATCAACCTTACCATCATTGTTGGCGTCCTCGCCCAATGCTGCAAATGCTTCCTCGGCTTGTGCTAGTTCGGATTTTCTGCGTGCGAGTATTTCCTCGTCGGACATACCCATTTCTTCACGTCGTTTGCGCTCTGCTGCGATTTCGCTTTCTTGTGCCTCTGCTTCTTTAACCTTGCCTTTTGCTTTTTCTGATATGCCACCTTTTAAGCCTTTGATTTCTTTTTTGAGGTTTTCAATCTCAAGCTCCTTCTCGCTTTTTAATTTATCAGCTTTGGCCACATCAGCCTCAGACATCACATCTGTGCTGTCACGTTGTTGGGATGCAATGAGATCTTGTTCCTTTTGTGCCAACTCTTTCTCTCTGCGGGCGAGTATTTCTTTGTCAGTCATGCCAAGCTCTTCTCGCTCTTGGCTAGTCTCGGCAATGTCTTTTTTGTTTGCCTCTGTTGCCTCTTTGTCTCTTTTAATTTGCGCGTCTTTGCGCTTGATGTTTGCCTCGTCGATTATTTGCTTTTTCTCGCTTATTTCAAGCTGTTTTGCCTGCTCTTCTGTTTGTAGTTTTTCCCACTTAGTTTGCATTTGTGCAAGCTTGAGTGACTCTTCTGCGGTGGCACCATCTTTAAATAACCTCTCCCCAAGAGACGCCATCTCTGCCTCTATTTTCAACTTTTCGTTTTGTATTCTAAGAAGCTTCTCCTCGTCATCCAATATTGCCCTTATTCGTTTCTCCTGTTCAGCCTTTTGTTTTGCCTCCTCTTTGAGTATTTCTGCACGGGCCTCACTTGCTTTTTTGATTGCTTCTTTCTCTTTTTCTGGATCAGTAATACCAGAGCCTTGATCGCTTTTACCTTTTTCTTCTGGTTTGGATTTTAGTGTGTATCCCTTACCAAACTCAAAATCGTAATCTTTAGACATATCTCTAGGCAAGCTTTTTGAATCTCCCCCTGCTTGCTTGTTGAGTTTGTCAAATATGATTCCAAGCTCTTTTGCCATTTGTGCATATTTAGACATGATCTCGCCAACCATGATTTTGAATTTGTCCGTTAGATTTGTTATACCTCTTTCAGCAAACTCTAAACTATCGAGCTGCGATTGTGACAATACATTGTAGCTGGCTGCCATCTCTTTGATTTTCTCGCTCCCTAATGATGCCATCTCTCCAGCTCTGAACATTTGGTCATTTATTTCGTCCAGTCCAAACCTCGAGAGGTTGCCACCTGTCGCTTTTACTGCATCACTAAATGCATAAAATTGTTCGGTTGGTGTCATTTTCTTGACTTCCTCCATATTTAACCCAACTAAAGCAAAAACCTCGGCATATGATTTGGCGCCTAGTGCTCCGTCCGTAATCTTGACATTAAGATCTTTTATTGCGTCTCCAAGGTTTTCCGATGTGAGTCCAAACTGACCCGCGACCCTTGACAGCTTTTGGAACTCGACAGCGTTGACTCCTAGCATCTTTGCTTGCCTTGACATATTGGCGAACTCTTGCGTGATTGATCTTAAACCACTGACACCCGCAAAAGCAAACGCACCCTTAATTGCGCCACTGATGCCTGTCATCTCACCCTTGACATCATTGCCGAACTTCTTTGTGTCACCTCGCATTTTCTGCAAGGTTCTGACGTATCCCTTGCCATCGGCACGGATTTTGTAAACTACTTGGTTGTTGCTCATTTCTGTTTAGCTTTAAATTGTTTGTGCCAACGCTCGAAGTCTTGTTGGCTGAGGTTGCGTTTTGCTATTGTTACGGCTGTTTCTTCGTCAACCTCTTGCAACCGCTCTTTGATTTGTTCGTCTTCGTTCTCGTATGCGATGCGCAAGTCTGCGCCATTAAGTTCAGCTAGTGTCACGTCATACCAGCGAGCCTCTGCGATCCTCATGTTCCATGCTGCGTCAAGTGTCATGTTGCCCTTGCTTACTAGGCCTACAACGAGCGCGAACACGCTTGGAGATGACAATGATCTGCCTGTGTCGTTGTCTTCTTTCTGCCACAGCACCGGTGATGACAGTTGTGCCTCAAGCCACTCTTTCAGCTTGTCTAGCTCGCGCAGTAATATCTTTGACTTTTTCAAGCGACGATACCAGAGGCGATCTTTCCAGGTTGCATTAAGGTTGGGCGTGTGTGGCCACTGGCAACTGACGACTTTTAAGAATAAAAGCAAATCGCCCGCATTCGTTTCCTCGTCGGGAACCAATACGGGCGAGTTGAGAGCTTGTAGGATTAGGTGATGCCAAGGGCTAAGCGCATTTATCTCATAGCCGCAAACACGACTTGAGGCGCCAATGATTGCCTTGAAAAACCTGTCATCCATTCCATCGTTACACGTTCGTGATGTATTCAGTCTTCTTGATGTTATAGGTAGTCTCGCGGAAGCCGTTGTTGGTGTGGCTGTCTGCGATGCCTGTAATAAAGAATACTACGTCGGCACCGGATGCACCAGCGCCTGGGAATGTGATATTTGAGCCAGCGGTGGCTGGTGCGAATGCTGCTTGATATTGAAGTGTCACGGTGCCAGTCTCAACTGTGTCATCCATGCGCTTCTCGATCTCGTTACCTTGGAAGTTCACGACTGTCTGCACGTTGCCATATGATTTGGTTGTGCTGATGTTCGTGACGTTCGCGTTGGTAATTGTCTCGTCGGTTCCCCATACATAAACGGGTGTGCCTTTGGTAATTGCTGCCATTATATTAAATTAGGTTAAGATTAGGGTGTTTCAGCGGCGTTGCTTGTGTGGTCAACATATTCAAAATTGAAGCTCATCTCAGCGAATCCGTTGTTCGTGCTGGTTTTCGTGATCTCTGTGATATAGTAAGTCACGCCGTCGTATGTGAACTGATCCACGTTGCCTACGTCGGTCAAGTCCATTGTATTGGATGCTGTGAACTGCATTGAAGCACTTCCAGTGGTTTGCAAGTCATCCATGCGCTCATGAACGATCTGCCCGTCTTCGTTAAGAACCTGGCCTGTGTTGGCAAATTCTGAGTTAAAATTGATGGATGTGAGAACTGCGTTTGTTACTGCACCGGATTCGATGCCGAAAACATAAGTTTCTCCTTTGATTACTGCTGCCATATGAATTGAAGGTTGGTGTTATTAAGAAGCGTGATTTCAACTATTCGTCTATTTCCTGCACGACCAATGTCATTGATGCTGATCGTTGCCACATGGTGCCCTCGGTTTCATACTCTGTGCCGAAGTCGATTATTTCATGCAGATACACGCCACGAATCTTGCGCGAATCTTGACCGCTTGTTGGCGCGTTAAATTGTGTCTTCAGTCCATCCACCCAGTCGAGGCAAGTTTCCATGTCACCTGCGTATTTCTCACACTGTGATTCTGTCGTTTGCTCGCTGTCTGCGTAGAGTGTGACGTTGACCTCAGCATCACGCGCATAGAAGCCGATGATGTCCGCGTGACGCGGTGCAGACGAGCAATGCACTACGATGCAAGGTAGTTTGTCTGGAGCCTCTGAGGCGTCTCCTTTTGCGATTACAGCGCACCCTTTAAGCGCGGCATATTTCTTGAGATGTGCGACGATTGCCGTTTCGACGCTCCTGGTTGTCGGTTGTCTGATAGTTGCCATGTTACTTGGTTGTTATTTGAATCTTTTTCTATGAACCGCCTGCATTTTGCGATTAATGTCTTTCATCATGATTTTTGTGCGACTGCGCCAAATGCCGTTCATGCCCGTGCGACTAAATCCATAGTTGCCATAATGGGCGACTGTGAGTTCTGCCTTGTATCCCCTGCCTGTAACTTTGCCGAAGCCTCTTGTTCTGTGTCCCTCTCCGAATTTCCCGCTGCCTTGGGCGAACCATTTAGGCATCCCACGACCGCTTCCTTTGTGTCCTAGCATCTTAGCTGCTTTTGCCCAGCCGTGTTTTGCTGCACCAACTCTAAGCTTTTTCTTGCGTATGTATTGGTTAAGCTTTTGAACCTCAAAAACAAGTCTGACGGGTGCTGTTCCCTTCTTGTTTATCCATCTGGTATGTGCGTTGCCTCCGTCCCATTTTGACGCCTTCACATCTCTGCCTTTGTAATAGAAGCCAATGTTGGCCTTGTCTATCATGTCTTGTGCCTTCCCAACGTCCCTGCGTCTAATGTAGCTTGCAAACTTTTGTCCTGCTTTCTGTCCCCATCGCTTGCTGATCAGAGGTATAGCTGTGCGAGCTGGTTTATATATGCGGCGAATTGATGTTTCCACATCTTTCTTGTGCTTCTTGCCGACTGCCGCAGTGTCTCCATATCGCTCCGTGTATTTAGCCGCAGACACAGCAAACAGTCGCCCTTGCTGTTTGAGTATGCTCTCCACAGGTTTACCCGTCAAAGCCACAAGCTTTTCAATGTTACGACTGAAAGCGTTGAGTGTGTCTTGCTCGACTTCGATGGATACGTCCATTAGTCCTCGATTCTATTTGGCTCAATCAGCGTGACGGTTGTCATTGCTCGCCCGCGTTGGAATCTGTCGATTTTCCAGCTTCGGCGTTGCGCTTTAACTGCCATGCCCTTTTTTAGTTTGAGCTTGTCGACTGTCGGGAACTGATACTCAATCTCCCTTTCTTCTCGACTGCCTCCCATTAGCTCTCGGTCGTGATCAACTTCAGCCGGTATAGCTGAAATCTTCTCGCTTCCGATTGTGATATACTCGGCACCTAATTTGCCTAATACGTTGCCCATTACGGCTTTGACTTTGTTTTGGATGTTCATGATGATTATAATAAAAGCGGGAGGCCCAGTTAAGAACCTCCCGCTCTGGGTTATGCTATGAAACAACAAATATAGTTATTCAGAAGCTTTTTTCTTAGCCTTTTTTTTAGGCTTTGCAGGTGCCAGCTCTTGCTTGAACAATCGGCCACGGCGGTCGCACAATTCGATGGTGTCAAAGTCTGTATCCCTCCGCAGGGTTTCAAACTGTTTCTCCATGTCCTCGGGACTACCTTCAGCCGCCAGGATGCGGTTGCCGTCTTTGTTCTTTACGATAAGCATGGTTGTCTGCGGTGATTATTTCTTTGCCTTCTTGCTCGCCTTCTTGGCGGCTTTCTTGGCAATAGGTTTTGCGAATCTGCGGTGCCTGATTCTGCCCTGGTGCTTGTCGACGACCTCGACCAATTCGAAGCCGTCGTCAGCACTTACATCTTTGAACTGTCTGCGGATTTCCACAGGCTGACCGGATGCGATCAGCGTCCTCTCAGCACCATTGGTGCCGATTAATAGTGAGTAGCTCGCCATTGTATTATGCAGTTAAGGGTTAAGCAGATACCAAACGCTTGATTCCAGCTGCGAGGCCAGTCTCGTATCCGTAGTTGGTTTCGATGACAATGCGGCGGTTGCCGTAGTCCTCTGAATACCAGTCACGTAGTCCGAGTGTCTGTCCACCTTCGCCAACGAGTGACTCAGCGCGGGAATACTTGTTGCCACCTTGTGGTGCGACATAACGGAAAGCAGATGCGATGCCGTTGCCGTCGGTAGCAAATCCAACAAGGTTCTCACCGTTGTCTGGGATTACGTTGGACATGATGATCTTGAAGCCGTGAAGCATTGGGATGTCACCGCTCTGAATGGCGTTGTAGCCATATCCGCTGGTGTCCTTGATTGCTCCAGCCTTGCGAAGTGCAGTGATGTAAGCAGGTGAAAGAACGAGGTAACGATCTTCTGGATTCCAGTCTGCGCTGTCGCAGTCTTCTGCAACGTCAGCAACATCATCTTCGTCGAATGTTGATGCAAGGCCAGTGAAGGAAGCAGCGCCGAAGTTGGCGTTGGTGACTTCGCTCCAGATGTCTTGAAGAACAGTCTTGGCAAGTAGGTTGCCCTTACGAACGCCGTAACGCTCAAGCACAAGTGCTGAGCTGTTCTCGACTTCGATGTCGTCTGCGCCCATAGAAACATACTTGTGATTGCTAAGAACAACCTCAACGGCGTCTGAATCAATGTCTTGAACGGTGTATGCACCACCGACTGCTTTGTCGAGTGCTGCGTCGATAGCTGAGTTCAAACGAGGAACGCTTACGCGGTCGCCTGGGTTAGCTGCGGAGTCGCTGAAGTCTGTCGCAAAAGCGGCAAGTGGAGCGATTGTCTGGGTGTAGCCTTGCAAGACGGAACGTGCGATGATGTCGTCTTGGATGCCTGTTGTGCTATTAGCCATAATGTATTAGGTATTAGTTGTTAAGGTTAAGCAATGCGCCTTTGTTCTCATTCCAGAACTCAGTTGCTTGCTTGGGATTGGTTGATTGCAGTTTACGATACTGCGCGAAAATGTCAGTTTCTTCGTCGCTCTCTGCGACGGCTACTGGCTCAGAAACTCCTAGCTCTTGCATACGTGCAAGTGCGGCGTTGCTGACCTTCTCATCGAAGTCGACTTGTGCCTCTTTGCTTGCTTCAAGCTCGGCGGCAACTTCAGCTTTTTCAGCTTCAAGTAATGCGCTAGCGGCTTTGCTTTCCTCAAGCTCGGCTGTCAATGTTTCGATGCTGGCAGAAAGCTCTGCCAAGTTGGCGGTGATGTCCTTGATGTCACCTTCGCGTTGAGCAACAAGCTCAGATAGCTCGGTGTTCTCGGTTGTGGCAGCCTCAAGACGTTCCTTCATTTCGTTGTCTGTATTAAAGATCTTCATGGATGTTGGTCTGTATAGTTACGTTAATTATTGCGATTTCAACTTACTGCTGCCAATAGGATGTTATATGCACCCGCTTGACTGCCGATTGCATCAACTAAACCAAGCTCGCCGGCACGTGTGCCGTGATACCATCCAGCGCGGAAAACCTCGCTATCAATGTTCGGGCGGTTAGCTGATACGTGTTGTTGAAATTCTTCGCCGATGCGGTTTGTCTCCTCTTGCAGGAACTCGCGCTGGCTGTCGGTCATCGGTGTGTCTCTGAATGTGCCCTTTAAGTCTGCACCCTCGTTTGTCATGACCTCATGGCTGTATCCGATTGACTCCATGAACGCGCTGTCGTCATACCATGAGAGAACGGTTCCAATGTTGCCAACGTCTGCGCTTGGGCTTGCAACGATGTTGTCTGCGCTTGCCGATAGGTGGTAAGCTGCTGAACAGCTCATGCCGTCACAGTATGCAACTGTTGGCACTGCACTGCTAGCAATCGCTTCGCTGGCTTCCTCTAAACCCGCGACCGTGCCACCAGGTGAGTCGATATTAAACATGATTGCCTTGGCGTCTTGTGCTTCGGCGATCTCTTTGCGCAATGTGCGATAATCGGTTGAGCCAATCATCTCATAAATTGGCGCGGCATTGTCTAGCAATGATCCCTTGATATCAATGTGAGCGATGCCGTTGTCGTCAATCGTCATGCTTCGACGTGTAACGAAAAAGTCGTCCATGTTCATGTTATTGTGTGCCATCTTGATGCTGTTAAGCAATGCACACATTCCTGGCTTGGTTATCGCCCAAGCTCCGCGCAAGAATGCGCTGTTATTCGTTGGAATCATTATTGTTTGTTTGTTCGGTGTTTGATGCAACTGGTGGCTCTGAGCTACCAGAAACTAGCGTGATGGGTCGTCTAAATCCTTTGTCTTCAGTCCATGCGCCAATAACTGCTTCAGACATTGGTGGTAAGCCCCCCTCTGATCTGAAGACATCTTCGTCGTCTTTCGATGGTGTGATTGCGCCAGCTCTTACCGCGACGCCATAAGCGTCAAACTTGGCTTTCAGCGTCTCGAAGTTAGAGTCGTTATTTGCAACAACATCTCCGTCCTCGTCTGTCTCGCCGTCTTGTGCTGGCGATGATGCGTTGGCTTGCTCGTTTGGTGTCAGCATTTGCATTTCCCTGTCGTCGATCTCAACGCCGAACTTTGCTTCCATTTCTTCTTTGATTGATTTGCGCTCAATGATCTCCATACAACGCTCGCGAATATGCTCGCTGTGCGTCTTGCCCTTCTCTTGCAAGATGCCTGTCATATTTATAGCGCCCAACTTGTATTCATCCGCTTGCGTTTTGGAGTCGTTGCGCGGGTCGATTGACAGCTTTGGAGGCATTGTAAAATCAAACTTATACCAGTCGTCGGATGCGGGTAGCAATCCAAGCTTGATGGCTTTGGATAGCGCCCAGCCTACGATGCGACGTGCTGGCTTGCGTAGAACGTCTTGACGTGCCTCGACGCTGGCGCGGGCGCGTGCTTGTATGTTGCGAATGGTTGTGCCTGTGACGTTCTCAGCTTTCCACACAAGCTCGACGGGCCATGGTATGCCTGCGAGTGCTTCGCGTATGATACGATCTTGGAAACGATCCCATAAGTCGCCTGGGCGTGAGTGGTCTATTGTTTCGAGCTTGCTTCCACTGTTGCTCTTAAAGTGGCGAACCATGCCCCCAGAATAAGATTGTATTGCTAGCCTGTTGTCGTCTGTGACTTCGCCTGTGAGTGATACGGATGGATCATCCAAGTCGATGCCACCTGTCTCTGAATATTCAATGAGTGCATGACTAGAAACCATCATCTGTGCCATGAGCTCCCATTCTTGAGATGTCTTGGCTTTGCGTAGTTCGTGAATGGCGTGGCTGAGTGCTGGAATGCCTCGGCTCTGGTTGTGCCATTGTGGGTCAGCAATATGCACCATGTCTTGTGCGTCGATGTATCTGTCGCCCTTTGCTTCGTCGCCTAGCACGCAATAGCCAACAGGTGAACCGTTGCGGTTCTCAATGACTCCATTGCATATGCGATTGCCACGATACGGGCCAACAATAAGAATGTCATCCTTGACGCTTGATTGACGTGTGCCAACTCTGTGCGCCGGTATGTGCTGAATTTGTGGGTAGCCTGTCTTCGTCTCAGTCAGTAAAACAAAAACGTCGCCGTCTCTGTCGATGGCAATGCTGTCGAGGTGTAAAAGTTTTCTAAAGTCAAAGAGCGAACCTTGCACAGAGCAAACGCTAAACCAGCTTTGTAGCCATTCTTTTGCTGCGTCTCCGAACTCGTTGTCAACTCCTTTGAACTCTGGCTCCCATGCGCGTCCGACTACGCCGTCGGCTTTCTGCATGATGGCACCGCGTGGCACTCCAAAGTTGGAAAATATAACGCGCGACTGTGACATCGTTGCACGATGATCGTTCTGCGTAAATAGCTCATCAAGATCGCGTGAGAAGTCGGGCATCCATGGTGCTCCGCGTGTGTATCTGTCGCTACTGCTTACTAGCTTGCGCTGGTATTCTGTCGGGCGTCCGTTGCTGTCTAGTATCTGCATAACTTAGAATTGTCCGTAACTGCGACCAAGGCTTGTGATGTTGTTCTCGATCATGTGTAAAGCTCTGTCGAGTGCGCTTGCCCATTCGGCAACGGTCATGTTTGCCATCTGTGAGAATGACGCTCCATTGGCTGAGCCGCTCACAACATCGCCACCCTTGTTCTGGGCGATCTCCTCAATGGCTTCGTCAAGCCATGTTTCGAGTTGAGCCTTGTTTGCATCACTGCGGGCGCCATAACGCCTAAGTGTGCCGATGAATCCATTTGCAATCGCCATTATAAATGATAGTCATTTCAACTACTCCTCCTCGACGTGTGCATCAAATGCAAATACTTTGTAAATAGCGGCGGCTATGATCTGCATTGTCTCACAATCCCAAAGGTGGTTTCCCACCCATGTCTTGCTTACCTTGTATCGCCATTTGCCTGGTGAAACTTCCACCTTGCGCTCGTTCTCCATCTGTTTGCGATATTCCTCGCGGTGGTTTGCTGGTATCTGCCAGCCTGCACCCTCGCCTCGCATCAATGCTGATAGCGTATCTTTTGCAAGTAAGTTTGAGAATTTACAATATTTATAATAAAGCCCTGCCGTTGTTCTAGCACGTTGAATTGAGCTGAATGGTTTCATTACTCGACGCTTGCCAACCTTGGAGGCGTAGCCGTTTGATTCCTCACCAAGCAAACAGTTCCACGGATTGGGATCGTTGGGCGTTTGTGATTTGCGACACTCAAGCGCGACTGTCTCGGGCCTGTATCCACGGTCAACAAAAACGCACCGATTAGGCACCTTCATTCTATCGCGTAGCATTCGCAATCCTTCCCACTCATCAATCTTGCCCTCGTAAAGCAAACGACTCTTGCCCTCGATGCTCCATGCTCTGATAACTGCCCAGAAGTGATCTTGCTGGACGTCAACTGTCATAAAGCGGAAGTTTTCTTCCTCCCACTTCTCACCGTTGAAATACTCCTTGAGCTGGTATGCGTCGGTCGCTCCCTTCAAGC